GTGGTTCTATTGCTCTGCGGATGTGGATACTGCGGACAGCTACGTAGTTTACAACTATGTCGATAACATATGGTATTATGGGTCTATGGCACGATCTGCTTGGTTGGACTCAGGACTTCGGGCTTTCCCACTCGCAACTACATACAACGGCGTGGTTGTAGAACACGAAAAGGGTATTGACGACAACGAGACAGCTACACCTGCCGCTATATCTGCGTTTATAACCTCTGCTGAATTTGATCTTGAAGACGGCCACCAGTTTGCGCTTGTGTCTAGGATGATACCAGATGTGTCTTTTGAGGGGTCTACAGGCAACAGCCCGACTATAAACATGACATTACAACCTTTAAACTCTTCGGGGTCGGGGTTTAACTCACCTGTTTCTGAAAGTGGTGTAAACACAGGGACGGTGATACGCACTGCTAGTTCTCCTGTTGATGTATACACAAGTCAAATACACACTCGCGTAAGAGGTAGGCAAATGTCTATGAAAATAGAGTCCTCCACTGTAGGCGTACAATGGCAGCTAGGTTCGCCTAGACTTGACATGCGCCCTGATGGGAGACGGTAATGGCTAATAACGATCATGTCATAGGGTTTCGTGCGCCAGCGCTGCCATACCCACCTAAAGAATACGAACCGTTTCAGTTTGAAGAAGCTAATAAAGTTCTGCGATTGTATTTTAATCAGTTAGACAGCGCGTTGCGAAACAATTCTTTAGCGAAACAATCTGAAGCTATAGGGTGGTTTATCGGCTAATGGGAAATGTATATGTAAACGCTAAAAAAGACCTCACGACCACTAACGTGACCACGTTGTACACCTGCGCTGCACTAACAACAGGCATAATAAAGTCTATCATAGTGTCAGAAGATACGGGCAACGCAGACACAATAACGGTTACCCTGACCAACGGAACGTCTGTGTTTAGCCTGTTTAAAACCGCAGCAGTCGGGGCTAACGGCACCGTAGAATTACTAACCGCTCCCCTTGTTGTAGGCGCTAGTGAGATACTAAAAGTAACAGCGGCTACTGCTAACAGGTTACACGTAGTAGCGAGTATTCTTGAAGTAACTTAACTAGCCATTGGTGTAGAAATGTCGTAGCGTAGCCGCACCCTTAACAGATAGGTGCAAAATGGACTTTATAGAACTTTTCGACGCGTGCGTAATTGAAACCAATCCGCGTCCAGACAAATACACAAAACCAACATCTTTAGAAACATCTCTGTCAGAAGAAGATATCGGGCTGGATAGCTTGGATGTGACGCTTACTATGGTGCTATTAATGGAGGTATACGGCATACCTGACACTGAGGATTTTAACGTACCCACGGAGTCTTTAGGCGCTATGCAAGAATACATGCAAGCCAATAAAACTAGAGAATTTGATTCTGTAGAAGCCGCTATGGAGTCTGTTACATGATATACATGACCCAATGCGCCACACTTTGTACAACAGAGATTGTTGACATCGACGACATAGTACATCCGCAAAAAGTTAATGTGATTATGGACACATACAAACGAGCCAAAAGCGGTATATCCTACCCACCTCATAAGGCGTTTGACCGTGTTATAAAACAAGACGTAATTGATTATGTGCTTAACAACCCTGTTGAGGGTAAGACGGCTTTTATTTTCGCTGCGGGTAGCCAAGGCTGGGGTTGGAACACGGGTAAATATGACCGTAACCCTGACGCAAAGCTGCACAGCAAATGCAAGATACCGTTTATTACTCTGTCTAATATCTATGCAGGACGCATTGCGAGCATCTTTCACGTAGCGGACCACGTTAGTACCGACGCAAGCGCGTGTGCTTCAGGAATAAAAGTGCTTATGGATATGCAACACTTGTTTCATCTGTACGGCTTTGACCGTGTTATTGTGATGGCAGGAGAAGATGCTACGTCTATACAAACCTTAGAGTTCTTTGGGGAAGCTAACGCACACATACCTCTGGACTCGCCTCGTGTGCCCTCTGCGTTTGACAGTGAAAACTACGGGTTCCACGTTGGGCAGGGTGCGGCCCTAGCAGTATTTGAGCGTGAACATAAGGGTATGGCGGAGCCACTGTGTAAGTTTATGGGCGCATATGCTGCGTCTGAGGATAGCACTAACCCACTAGGACAACGCCCTGATGGCAATGGGTACGCAAAAGCAGTTACAGGAGCTTTAGAAGTAGCTAAAGTAGCACCTAAAGATGTTAAGCTGGTCAAGGCTCATGGGACGGGAACAAAGATGAACAACCTGTCCGAACGTGCGGCTTTAACGAGCGTGTTACCAGAGTTTATAGCTACTGCGTACAAACCTTCTATTGGGCACACACTTAGCGCAAGTGGGCTTATGGAGACAGGGCTGTTGCTTAATGACTTAAAACGCGGTATTGTACCAAAAATCCTCAATAGGACCGAACATGACGACGTGTTTCTGTCCTACGATGCGTCTGCTCCTGACAAGGGGCCATTTATGAGTCTGGCTGCGGGTATGGGTAACACCTACGCGGCGGCAATATTTTCGACGGAGGTGTAGGATGTCTACTGTAATTGATAGTAAAGTCACTCAGTTAGAACCTGCGCAAATTATTACAGAGTTTGCGGGTAATTACAATTCTACGGAATATCCAACAGAAGTTGTTCTAGCTTCGATAATGAAAGAAATTACAATGCCCGATACTGACCTAGTACAGTTCGGAAACACGGCATTTATTGGGCATCGTGGTAAGGGCAAGGACAAACACAAGATGGTTGGTCGTGGGCTTACCGTCGATACAGCGCAAAATTTTGTGTCAGCAGGGTTTAAATTCTTTGACCATCTAAAGGAGTTAGGCATTACCAATTATATAACTCAGTACGACGGGCCAATATACGATAAGGCGTTTGAAGTGTGGAAACGTCAAGCTGATAAAGACAACGCAGGAACTAAAATTGCGGTAGGCAGGTTGGCTAACGGTAATTCTCAAGCGTATGTTTCTTTAGCAAAGGCAACGTAGTAGCATGCCCGCAGTTGTTAAAGTTATTGAAGACGTAGTTGACGTTGTAACCGACGTCGTTGGTACGATTATTGACGTTGTAGTCGATGTCGTTGATTGGGTCGTAGACGAGATTGTAGAACCTGTTGTTAAGGGTGTTGTTGACGTTATTGATTACGCGCTTGACAATCCTATTGAGGCTCTTGCAACTTTAGCGGTTACTATCGGTGCGCCATATCTGGCTCCGTTTATTGGAACTACCGCCGCGACGTTAACTGCAGCGGCTAAGTGGGTTATCCCTCTTGCCAGTGGTACACAAACACTTATCAATGGAGGTAGTCTTGGAGACGCCGTAAAGTCTGCGGCAATTAGTTTTGCTGGTACTTATGCAACGGGCGCAGTCGCCAAACTCACTTCTCCAACTATCCAACAAGTTACTAGCTCGGCTATAAAAAGCACGCAGTTGGCGACCACCGTTGCAAATGTTTTAGAGGCGGGAACTAAATCTGCTACTAAAACATTTGTTGCCAGTGGGGGCGATCCAAAAGCTGCTTTTAAAGCGTTTACAAACGCAGTGGCTCTTGGGGGGGTTAACGCAGGGTTAGAGGCCGCTACCGACGCCGTAATGGGAGGGATTGAGCAGTCTTTCTTAGACTCAGATTTAGGTAAATCTGTTAACGACTTATCAGCAGGTGTAAAAGAATCTATATATGCTAGTGTCGCTGCGGAACTTACTGGGCAAGATTTGTCTCCACAAGATATACTCGCTGCGTTAGATAAAGAAGGTTACGTGTCTAACCTTGTGGACAAGTACGTCCCTCTTGCTGGTTTTATGGACGGCCTCATAGCCGACGCTAAAGATTCGTTGGGAGAAAACTTATCTGACGTACAGGTAAAAATCCTGTCCGACGCCGTTGGCGCTGCGTGGAACTCCGCTAAAATGGGTAACCCTGACCTATCAGGCGAAGCATTCTTTGGCAAAATGCAAGAAGAAGCATACGAAGACCTTATTGACACGCTCAGTGATCCTATTGACGAAGCGATAGACGGTATTACAGGCAATTCCGCAAAAGCAAGGGCTGCCGCAGAACCTCTTAACATAGCAATGCGAGAGACAACCGAGGCCACTTCTGCGTTTAACGCGTTGAGTAAAGACCTAAATGGCAGGATTGCCGAGCAGGAACGGCTCAAAGGAGTGTACAATACCGCGCTGGCTGCACATAACGCTAACCCTACACAAGCAACTCAGGACGCGGCTAACATAGCCTCTGCAGACTTTAATAATCACGCTAATTCATTGGGTGATGACTACCCAAATATTAAGAAACAGTTAGACGCGTATCAAGCCACGTACGACAAATACGAACCTACTATTGAGGGTCTACAAGCCGCATACGACGAAGAATCCAAGTATGTAATGCAGGACATAGAAGACTTAGACGCGGCTCTAAAGCCTATGTTGACTGGTGTGCAGAAGACCATAGCAACTACTATGCGGCCCGGAATTGACGCGGACAAGTATCGTGAGCTTAACGGCTTAGAAGCAGGAGAGGACGTATATGCTCACTATCTAAGTAACATAGGTACAGCCCAAGTATTTGATCCTGCAGACTTAAACAAGGAAGCAGGGGGCAATCTATACGGTGAAGGGTATACGGCCTCGTACGACGAGTTTGGCGATGTTGTATATCTTTTAGATACTCCCGACGGTAAAAAGAAAGTTGACCCATACCTTGAAGGTGTTGGTGGTGGTCGAGGCGGTGACCCTCGGGACTTTAATGACGGCGTGTGGTCCATGCAGGACTACCGGAAAAAGGTTGCTGATCCTGTAGCACTTGGTGGGCGGTTAACTTACGACATGGCTTCTGTAGCGGGAGATGCAAGCCGACAAGGCCAGATAATTACGCTCAATGACTTTAAAAAATTAAAAGACGCTGGGTACAACGTTACCGCGTTTAAAGATAAATTTACTGGAGAAACAATAAACGGTGACCAATCTTACGACGACATCTTAGCAAATCACATGCAAGAACGCGCTAGGTTAGGTTCAAACTATAAAAAACCAGAACCAACAGGTTCCGCCATTGATTTTGCAGGTTATACAGTCACTACCGAGGCCATACATAACGACGTTATAGGTTATTGGAAATCTACAGGGATGTCTGATGAAGACGCAGCAGTTCGCGCTGCAGAAACTGCGCCTATAGGTGAAGTGTTAAACAGCAACAGTAAATTTTCTGACAACTCTAGCCTTACCGATTTGGTTGCTTTTAGAGATTATATTGATCTTCTTGACGAAGGTGTTGATAGCGACGGCGATCCTGTTGGCAAATACAATTTTATGGAAAACGCTGACGACATCGCTATTGCCGAAGCCCTGCGGCTAGGAGAAACCGATGGAGTAACTGATTTTCTTTCCAACACTGCAGGGCTTGGATTAGACGCTATTGGGCAACTTGCGCAAACTTTTAGTTACGCAGTTATTTTATCCAACGCTGCGGGACTAACCGACACGGCCGCAGAGGATACATGGTTAAGCTCGTTTGGTGAAGTTCTCAGTGATGCGGGTAAAGGTATTCAAACTGACGAGTATAAAGCTAAAGTAGCTAAACTAAACGAAGATATGGCTACAGCTATGTCAGAGACTGAAGGTTTTTGGGGCACCACTGGCGCAATTATGAGTACGGCGTGGAACAACCCCACTGCGTTTGTTTCAGAATATATAGTCAGTGAACTTTTCCAAGAACTACCTTTATTAGTTGCTACTGGTGGCACGTCGTTAGTCGCTAGACTTGGGGTAAAAGGCGGTGCGTCGTTACTAGGCAAAGAATTTACGGAGACTGCACTAAAACGTGCTGGTCTATACGGCGCAGTGGCTGGTGGTACAGCAGGGAACATAGCTGAAGGTTTTGGTGGTGGCGCGGGGGACGGTTATGACAAGGGTCTTGCTACTTACAACGACGTCACTATCAAAGGTTTACTTAAACAAGGGTTAGCTTACGGAGAAGCAAAAGCTGTAATAGAAAGCCCCGCACACCTTGAAAAAGCAGAAAAGTACGCCTCAGACTTAGCCATGATGGCTGGGTTAATCGGGGGAGGTATAGCACTCGTAACTGCGGGTCTAGCGGCGAAGTCTCCTATAGACAACATGGCTTTAGAGAAAGCTCTGTTTGGGGATAGAAAAGCTCCCGATGGGTTTATTGACCAACTAAAAGGGTACGCTGAGATTGTAGCCAAAGAATCCGCTTCCGAGGGTCTAGTCGAAGAAGGTGGTATCTCCGCGTTTATTGAAGGTCGATTATCCCTTATAGACCCCACTAGAGATGTGTCGGGTAACATTACAGCCGCAGCACTGCTCGGCGCTATGGCGGGTGGCCCCACTGCAGGTAGTATAAAAATTGGTGCTGATATAGTGCAGGCAGGCAGTACCGTTGCGACTGCTATGGCGCTTACACAACCAGATGTATTCTTTGACATAACAGGTCTTGGGAATGGGTTTGGAGGTGCGTTTACTTACGACAAAACTAGCGGACAGGTTAAACCCAAACCAACAATAGAAGAAATGAAAGCCGCCGCAGAAAAAAACAACATAGACGTGGCTACTACTACTGAGTTACTAAATATCAACCACGACACTGAAATTGTTACCAAAGAAGAAGTAAAAGAATACGTAAAACTTGTTAACCCAGAGTTAGAATTTACTGATGAGATTGCGGAAGGCGCGTATAAAGAATTAGTTGGAGAGACTAAAGAATCCGATATTGAGCGGCTAACAGAACAGTATCTTGACCCTTTCTACGTTACTCGTGAGGAAGCTAAAGAAGCCGCAGAGAAAGAAGGTGTTACGCTTACAGAGGAACAAGTAGACGACTTAGTAGGAACTAAGCCTGAAGAAGATTTAGAAGATACAATAATAGAAAAGTACGACGACAGCCACACTTCTCGTACTGAAGCAGAGCAGTTTTACGCAGACCTTGGCTACACACCTAGTGAGCAAGAGATTTTGGATCGTGTGGGTGCAACTCCTGACGCAGATCAGAAAATAGCCATTGAAGAGTATGTAAATCCACGGCAAGTTACTGAAGCGGAATCTCGTGCGTTCTTTGAGGCCACAGGCTACGTGGGTACTAACGAAGAGATTTTAAACCGTGTGGGGCAAGGCAACGATAACTTTGCTACAAAAACAGAAACGGATATTGGCGCGTATGTAGACCCCCGTATGGTGTCCGACGCAGAAGCGCGGCAGTTCTTCGCTGACCTTGGGTACGAGAACCCAACAGATGAACAAGTTGCGCAATTTGTTGCGCAAGTATCAGAGACAGAACAAGCTGGCGTAGTTGCAAAATACGTAGACCCTCGACAGGTAACACGTGATGAGGTGCAGGCTATAGCCGACGAAGAGGGGCTGACGTTAACAGATGCCCTTGCTGCTACTTATGTAGGTCAGGGCGTAGCAGATAATTATGCTGCTGATAAACTAGCGGGTGCCCGTACAGAGTATGATCCTTTAGCAACTACAGAAGACGAGGCTGCGGCTTTCTTTGCTGCTACAGACTATACAGCTACGCCAGAAGAGATTGCAAACTTCGTTGCCTCTAAAACTGAAGAAATACAAAAGAGCGCTATTGGTGGGTACGTAGACCCACGACAGATGACAGCAGAAGAAGCTGAAGCGTTTCTTAGCGAGATTGGGTACAACCCCGATGCCGATGAAATTGCAAGGTTTACTGGACAATTAAACGACGCAACTTACCAAACAACACAAAAGGCTGCTATAGACGAGTACGTAGACCCACGATACGTTGACGCAGGCGAAATACGCGCAGCTTACGAAGAGCTTGGGCTTGTGGACGTAGAGCAAGCAGATATTGACAGGTTTGTTGGGCAGTTTGACGAGGAAACTCAGTTAGAAGCGGTTAGAGAATACGCTCCTGTAGCAACTACTAACATAATCAGAGGTATCATAGGGTCACCGTCTGTTGAGGATAATCCTGACACCGATGTCGATGAGTCCAAAGATGCTACAGGCATTTACCGAGAGCTAGAAGATGGCGCGACAAGAGATGAAGCGTTGGAAGCCGCCCTTGCTAAACTGACTACGGACCTCGGCCTTACTGAAGACGCACTACTAGACCAACTTGGCATAACCAAAGACGAACTTAGTGACGAAATTGATGTTGTTGCTAAAGACGTCGCGGACGTCAAAGAAGACGTAACAGAAGTTAAAGAAGAAGTAGGAGAAGTTAAAGAAGACGTAGGAGACCTAGCAGATATACTAGGCACTGCTGGAGTAGAAGATGACCCAACTACTGAATTAACAGACGAATCTAAAGATGCTACTGGCTTGTTTGCCACTATAAAAGCCTACGAGGACGCAGGGTTTGACCGTGATACCGCACTGCAGAAAGCTATAGACGAAGTTTCTACTGCATTGGGCACTTCAAAAACAGATTTGTTAGCGGCTATTGGCGAGACTGAAACTACGCTTACAGAAGAGATTGAGGGTGTTGAGACTGCACTTACAGGAGATATAACAGCCCTTGGTGTTGACCTTGATACGGTAGCGCAATTTGTTGGCAAACCTGCACGTGAGGTGACACAGACTGACATTGATTTTGTAACTGACTTAATAGCGCAAGAAAACGTTAGTGAAGAGTTAACACTGCAGTATGATGTTACTGGAGACGGTATTGTTGACATAGCGGACCAAAATCTGTTAACCGATACACTACAGGGTACTACTGACACTACCCTTGCGGATACGTCTATATTTGACCCTGCCACTGGTTTATTCTTAAAGCAAGAACAAGACACGCAGACTACGCTAGACGCTATCACTGACGTACAAACCGATATTAACACGCAGATTGACACGCAAACAAAGACGCAAAACGTAAACCAACTTGCTGAAATGTTAGCAGGGGCTGACGACTTATACGGACAACAAGTAACGACTACACCGGGAGAGAAAGCGCAGATAGATTATCTGTACGACATCGGTGGGGACAACATATTTGCTACTGAGCAACAAGCGGGGCTGTTCGCAAGCCCATACGGTACAAGACGTGTTCAACCACAACCGGCTAACAACCCTATGGGTCCAATGGCACGTGCTAGTGGCTTCGCACAGGGTGGACAAGTTGAAGACGAAAATGATAGACTACTAAGATTACTTGGAGAATTGTAATGGCAAGCTGGTTAGATGGGTTAATTAAGAATTTTACAGGGTCTGATGGCGACACTGACTTGTTAAAAGGACTTGTTACCACTGGTGGTAGCGCCTTGCTGGACAGTTCAGGGCTTTTCGATGCTGAAATACCACAGACAGGCTACCAAGGTAAAATACCAGAATACGAGGCACAGCGCGACGTAGTGCAGGGTACATATGACCCCAATAGACGCGCAGGAAGTGGTGGACAACGGTATTTTACCGATACGCAGTTCCAACCTAAGAGCGCAACTCCCGCCGCGCCGATGTCTGCCGAGGGTCTACAGGCTCTAAACGCAGCTAACCCCGCACAACAAAGACGCCCCGGTGGGCCACGTGTACCTTTAAACCCCGCCGTACAAGGCATGGCTGCTGGCGGTATCGCGCAGCTTAAAAAGGGTCAGTATCTCAACGGCGCAACAGACGGTATGGCTGACAAAATACCTGCACGGATTGAAGGTGACCAAGAAGCGCGGCTGAGTGACGGCGAGTTCGTTATTCCTGCTGATGTAGTAAGCCACCTCGGCAACGGTAACTCCGATGCAGGTGCAAAAGTATTAAAAGAAATGATGAGCCGCGTACGTAAAGTTCGTACGGGGAACGAAAAACAGGGCAAAGAAATTGACCCTAAAAAATTCTTACCAGCGTGAGGTAGATTATGGCAAACGAACTTGCAACGACGAATACAGCTTCCACAGTTACACAGGACACTATGGGTGGTAACACTGATATTGTTGGCAACGTAACGGGAAAAGAATCTAACCTATCTAACTGGGCGGGTGATTACGTCACCGACATGCTCGGCCAAGGTAAAGCGCTGGGTGAACAAGGTTATAATGCTTACATGGGACCGCTCACTGCGGGGCCGTCAGATTTACAAACTCAAGCGTTTGAAGGTATCGGTGGGCTTTCTATTCCAACAGATCAGATGGGTGTTAGTGGGTATCAAGACCAGACATTTACTGGGGATATCGCACAGCAGTACATGAACCCCTACCTGCAAGCTTCACTAGACCCACAAATTGCGGAAGCGCGTAGGCAGTCTGAGATTGACCGCGTTAACAATGCGTCACGTATGACACAAGCAGGGTCGTTTGGCGGGTCACGTCAGGCTGTTATGGACGCACAGAACCAAGGAAACTTGCAGAGAAATCTAGCAGGTATTACTGGTCAAGGGTACGCCGATGCGTACAGCCAAGCTATGAACCAGTTCAACACCGAACGAGGACGCGCTGCATCAAACCAAGACAGCATCAATTTGTACGGTAGCACCGGTATTCAAGGACTTGCGGATATGGGTGCTGTACAACGCGGTATTGAATCTGAAGGCGTTCAAGCAGACCGTATGCAGTTTGAGGAAGAACGTGACTTCCCATACAAACAGGTTCAGTACATGCAGTCGCTTTTGCAGGGGCTACCTATTGAGTCGCAGTCTGTAAACTACGCAAAACCTAGTAAGTTGTCAGAGATTTTGTCAGGCACGGGTGGGCTTGGATCACTATATGACAAAATCTTTGGTGGCGACGCAGCGGAGGTGGCAAAATAATGTCTTTAGGTGACGGCGGTTTAGACGCACAAGTAGAACAACGCATGGACGCCTACCGAGGTAATCCACAACAACTGCAGAAGCGTTATGGGCAGAACAAAGAGCTTATGGACTTGTTGGCTCTGCAGAAATTAAAAACTGAAAAAGAACAAACCGCACGGGCCATGCAGCTTGAACAAGAGCAGCAACCGGGAACCATTGCCGAACAGCGCGAAGCAGAAGCCCTAGAGCTAGTAAAGCAAGAGCAAGCGGGTACGCTCGGCCAGCTACAAGCAAAAACAAAAGATACGCTTGACCAGAAGCAGAAGATGCAGGGCAAGGGCATGAATAAAATAGCGCAGTCCGCTGGGAAACCGCCACAACAAGCTGGTGGTATTGCTGGGCTAATGGGCGGCGGTGCTAAACCTCCTATGCCACCACAGGGTGGACCACAAGCTGCAGGACTTCCAAACGCACGTATGATGCAGGCCGCTCAAGGTGGTCCCGTACGTCGTATGGCTGGAGGTGGCATTGTTGGTTTTGCTGGTGACGACGGGAACAACCAAGTAGGCGGTCTTGACGATCAGACAGGTTTGTCAGGTAAACGGCAGCTTACAGACGCGCAAAAATTTAAACTACGGCAAAAATTTGGTGGTTCGGCTGATAGACTTATAAATCAAATTGAGGCAGGTACACTTGGGCCTTTGTCAGCAGGGGCCGATACACGTCAGGAAATTTCTACACTTTTAGGTGATCCCGTTGTTGCATCTAAACCTGTGTTTGATCCGTTACGTTTGGCTAATCCAGAGATTCCTGAACCGACCGATATGGTACGTCCTGAAGTAATACCAAGCAACACTCCCCCTGCTATTAATCCAGTCGTTGATCCACCTGCAATACCTCCAGCCGTTGATCCAGCCGTTGATCCAGTCGTTGATCCAATAGTTGACCCCACTGCGACAGACCCGCGTACACTTGTGGGTGAGCCACTCGTAAGCACTATGCCCGAATCGGAACAAACTCTTGGTAAAGTAGATGCAGCTACTATGGGTACAGTCAATGATATTTCTGGCGATGTCGCACTGCGCAAAGGTACAGCTTTTGCAGATGATTACTTGAAACGTGATGAGAAAAACCAATCTTTCGAGGATATGCAAGCTCGTATGGCAGCGTTTGACAAAGAGAACTACAGCCCGAACGAAGACCTTAACAACTTCTTAATCGGTATGGGCGGCACAGGTTCTATGGGCGCGGCCATGAAAGGCGGCAAAGCCGCTATGGATAAGAGTAGAACAAACCGCCGTAACCGTATGGTAGACGAGTTCCTTATGGAAACAGACCGTATGGATATGGACGCGGGGCTTGGAAAAGCGGGTCTTGTGCTAGGTACGCAGATGAGTGCAGACGCCAACGCAAACGAACGTAACATAAGAACAATTACGTCTCAGATGACTATGAAACAGATGGACATTGCAAGAGCGGATGCGGATAGAATTGCAAAGAGAGACGAGGCTTTGCTTATCTCTAGTGATAGAAAATTACAAAGAGACATTAGTCTTCTGCAAGTGCGAAACCAAACTACTGAAATAAAACAAGTAGCAGCTACAAAAATCCTGACCGAAGTTGCCAATACACGCGACGCGTTACGTTTGCAGGAGGAAGCAACTGGGCCGTATTCTGAGGCGCTTTTAAACGCAGGCGATGAATTAGCGGCAGCGATTGAAGACGGAAACCCAAACCGTATTACCGGTGCCGAAGCAGAAGTTGCGGCTATTAGAGCTAAAATTGTCTTTGCGGTAGAAAACGTGTTAAACACACCTAACGCAGATGGTCAAAACCGACTTGAACTTGAGAGTTTAGCCAACGATGTTTTTGCGGATACGTTAACCATGACGGGTTCCATAAACAGTTTTACAGAGTAGAGAACAACTAATATGGGCATTTATACGCTAGACCTCGACGATGGTTCTCAAGTTACAGTAGAAGCCCCAAAAGATACTCCTTTACGGGAACTTTTGACGTTAGCCACTCAACAACGTCTTGAAGGTAATAAAAGTGGCCTTTTGGATCGGCAGCAAGCTAGACAGGCTGTACTAGAAGACCGCGCTTCCGCTGAAATTGTAGGTGGCAGAGGGGGCAAAACTGCAATCGGTCGTGGTATTGGTCGTGGTATCGACTCTCTACAACAAAACCTTGGGTCTGCAACAGAAGGTATAGGTAGTGTTTTAGGGCTTGAAGGTCTTGAGAAATTTGGTTCCGAGGTTGCTCTTTCTAATGAAGCTGAACTGCAACGCGCCGAACGCTTCGCTACAAGGTTAGGTGATGTTGACGGTGTAGGTCGTGGTTTGAGCGCAGCGGGGGAGTTAGTAGGTGAGTCGGCTCCACAGATGGCGCAGGTTGCCGCTGGTGCCGCCGCTGGTGCTGCTTATGGTGGTGCTGGTGGAGCGGCTTTCTTCGGTATTGGAGCGGCCCCCGGTGCGGCCATAGGTGCTGTTGTTGGTGGCGCATTAGCTGCAATCCCTTTGTTCTTTGGTGGAAACCGAGAACGGCAAATATCGGCCGCTGGTGGGGACCGTACTGGGGTCAACGAAGGCGTGGCGGCGCTCACAGCTATACCACAGGCACTCGCGGATTCTATTTTTACCATGTTGGGCGCAAAATATGTTCTTGGCCCACTGGCAAAAGCTGCACCTGCGGCTCAAGGATTACTTACGCGTTCTGTAAAAGGCGCTGGCGTCGGTGCTGCTACGGAAATACCCACAGAGATCGGGCAGGCCGTTCTTGAACGTGCGCAAGCGGGTCTTTCTTTAACAAGTGCAGAAGCTATACGAGAGTATGGCGAAGCTGGTTTAGCTGCGGGTCTACTAGGTGGTGGTCTTGGTGGTATCGGTGGAGCAGCTAGACGTACCGCCGGTCCAGAAGCAGAGCCAGAAGCAGGTGCCCTCCCAGCGGTGGGTGAACAGTTTGAGATGGACCTTGAGGGTGGTTCACTGAAGAGAGATCGTACTCGTGGCGCAGGGCTACGTACTAACTACGAAGGCGAACAAGGTGAGTTTGACCTTAGAGGTGGTGCGGGTACAGCACCAGAACGTGCAGACGCCCGTCAAGCGGAGTTTGACTTCCTTGATCCAGTAGCTTCCGACGCCGTAACACGTGAGGGTGAAGCACGTGCAGCAGCACAAGAGGCAGACACCGAACCTAACTTAATCGACCGTATGGAGCAGTTACTGCTTGAAAACCCAGACAAACCTCGCCCAATAGAAATAGATTCAAAAGGTGTTGCTACCACCGGCGCTAAAACACCAACAGAACGTAAGATTGAACGTCGTGGCCTAGCTATGGCCTTAGTAGAAAAAGCGCGTGCCGAGATACGTGCTACCGGTGAAGTATCTTCGGCAACTGCAGGACGTTTCCGCACCATTGGGCTACCTGCAAACTCTATAAGTAAAGTTTTAGAAGAAACAAAATTTGACCCTGCAAACGCAGTTTCAGGTCCAACAAGGTTTGGCGGGGCTATCACTCAGAACGCTGAGATGGCTGCAAAAAAACCTGCACCTACTAATGTACAAGATAAAGAACGTTTGGCTAAAGCTGTAGCAAACCAAAAAAGTGGGCTTGGCGCTCTAGCAGGGAAACAAGAGGCCGAGATTGAATCAGAACTTGCTTTGGAACAAACGCAAGACACTAGCGCTAGGTTGCGTAAAACAAAAGCGGACGAGTTAGATGCCGGTACAGACAGCCTCATAGCAGAGCTTGATCGAACTGGCAGCGACACACGTACTCAGGCTCGAACTGACTTGCAGAAAGCATCCGCACTAGAAACAGTGGAAGGCCAGCGCGATACTGATCGGGCAAAGCAGTCTGAGGCTACACGCACAAAGATATTACAAGACACCGTGGCTAACGCTGGGGATAAACGACAGCCAGCAGCCCTGCAGCGTGCATTTGAATCCGCATTAACTAAAGCGGGTATAGGAAAAGCCACAGCTACACCTGCCGAAATTGCCAGTATAGCCAAAGCGTCAGACGTTATACGTGCTAAAACTCCTAAAGGTATTACACCTCTTGTAGACCCCGTTGTGTCTACGCAAGTAGAGGCATTAAAAGACCCTCGACAGAAGGCTATGGACGAAAGGGTTTCTCCTAAACCTGTAAAAGAAAGCCAACCATCACTCACTAATTTAGGGCGTAAGGCAGACGTAGGTACTCCACCTCAACGTCCCGGCCAAGATACTTTTGCTGCAGCAGAGCCAACTGTAAAACCGAAGATTGTAGACGTTGCGTTGTTTGACAAGCTGGGCGTACCACCGTCTGCCCCTATCCGTAAACGTGTTATGGGTAAGGACTTTAACGATACAGACGTACGGCAGCAGTTTGCTACACTAGCAGGGAACAAGAATACTTCTCCTACAGCAAAAACAAATATAAACCGAGAACTTCAAGCTACCCCCGAAGCACAATTAGACTTACCGTTTGCTAAAACAAGGACAAAGGCAAAGGAGAAAACCAATGTCAAAACTACAGAAACTAAACCAAAAACAAGTGGAAAAGGCGTTTCTTCTGTTAGACAAAATGTGGCAAAGAAACCCAAAGACGGAGTTTCTAGCCCTGCCGATACCACAGCAAGTACCAAAAAACCTGCAGCATCTGGAGATAGCGGAGTGGGAAGCCCTGAGTTGGTCGCTAGAAATGCTGCAAGAACAGCAGGAGCAAAGCCAAGTTCATTAGGAAGTGAGACACGTGCAGAAATACAGGCTAGAGAAGCCAAAGAAAAAACTGTCAAGCTAAAAACAGAGAGAAAAGCTAGAGAAGCTCTTGGTAAAGGGTCAGTACCGTCGGATAAATCTACGGCAGAAGGGTTAAAAGCTGCGGCAGAAGGTAGAAGCGCTGCGGAACTTAATACGTCTATTAGACAACGAGTTACAGAGTTCTTTACCAAAACCAAAAAGACAGAAGCGGATAAAGGTGCGCTGTTAGATTATGTTGTAAGTGCGCGAGGATATAAATTTGACCAAGAGGGAATTGGGAAATCACTTAACGAAATCGAAAACATTGCAAAATTAAAGGGCGAGAAGTTTAAGCTCCCCGCTGGGGTCACATTAGACCTCCCCGTAGACGACAGCGTAGTTACCGCTGCAAAGAGTGGCGATCTGAAAGCCACATTAGAAGCACTCGCAGCTACTGCCATGGACACGCAGGTTGCCACACTGGCTAAGAGGTTAGCGGCAAACGTAGGCAATACCACGATTGAGGTACGTAAAAATCTTAAAGCTGATGACGGTGGACTGGTATCGGGTTTCTTTGACCCCGAGACTAACACTATAACGCTGGATGAAAAAACGGGCACGTCACAGCATACAGTCCTACACGAGATGCTGCACGCAGTTACATCCGCTACAATAGCTAACAAGTCACACCCACTGACCAAGAAGCTCACTAAAATCTACGAAGGTTCTAAGGAGCAGTTGGCAGGAGAGTACGGGATCACATCCCTAGACGAGTTCGTTGCAGAGGCTATGGCGAACCCTGACTTCCAGACACAGCTAAAAACCACTACAGTAAACGGTCGCAACCCGTGGCAACAAATGACCCGTGCTATAGCTAACTTTGTACGTACTTTGTTAGGACGCCCTGCTGTATCCGAAACTTCTACGTTCGACGCGGTAGACAACTTGGTGCAAGAGTTAATCTCTCCAAGCTACGATGGGCGAGCGGCTACTAAAATATACATGAAGATTAAAAATCCTGCAGGAGCGGCGGAAGTTGTAAACGATATAGGCACTGCGCCCGGGGCTGTTGACGTTACCACCAAAAAGGGCATGTTAGACTACTTGCAAGAGGGGAGAGGTTTTATGGGTAGTAACATACCCTTAACCGCTAAAAAAGTATGGTTGAACCTACAACCTGTTAACATTTTAACAACCTTGTCGGAATCACGCATCAAAGGCGCTGAAGGACTTAACACCATAATAAACAATATGAGTGCGGCCTTGCGTGGTAGAAATGAATCACTAGACCCGATTGTTAACGATCTAAGAGCCTTTAGAAAAGAATCGCCAAAGCTGTACACCACCCTGCAATCTATGGTGCCTAACGCATCTAAAGAACGCATTGACCCTCGTGAAGCTAATTTTGAAAAAGCTTACGGACGCGATAAAAGCGATGGTGATAGGTATGATCCAGTCAGAGCTAGAGAAGTCCACAAAAAACTACGTAAAGACTACGAGGCTATGGGTCCAGAAGGACAGAAGCTGTACAAAATTATAACCAACAACTTTGAGAAATCTCTGAACGACGTCATGGGCGCAATAGAAACAAACTTAGCGGCCACCATAGGGGACGTTACGGCGCGGAAGAAGGCAAGAGACAAATTGGCCGAACTTTTAAACCGAGAACGTGGGACCATTAAACCGTTTGCGCCACTCACCCGCTTTGGGCCACACCGTCTGGAGTACAACGCCCTTGACCCTGAAACAGGTCAACCTGAATTATTTGTAGAATATTTTAAAACAATGAGGCAGCGAGAGAAAGCCAAAGTAAAAGTTTTAGAATACAACAAAAGTTCATTAGCTAAACTCGCCGCAAACGACCCAAGACGGGCGTATATCGTTGATAAGGATGGCAACCCTGTGGGGATGTCTTCAGGTACTGCCTCTGAAGTACGAGACTTTAGCAAAGCACCGCCAACCTCGTTTGTTTACGAGGTACTTCAAATATTAAACGCGCAGGGTGCGGACAAGGCAACAGTTGAGCGTGTTGTAAACCTTGCCATTGACTCTATGCCAGAGCGTTCGTTCATGCAGTCGTTTCAAAAACGTAAAGACGTTCGTGGTTTCTTAGGAGATGTTACTCCTACAGGCATGGCCGCAGAGGCATACGACCTTATAGATATGGTTCAGACCAAAGGACGTGATTACAACCGTCAACTTGTGCAAATGGAGTATGGTGCCAAGCTAGAAATATTCCAACGCGATGTCTTAGGACTAGACGCAAAGAGAACAGACCCTACTACGATGTTGTACCGAGACAGGCTGGATAAGATTGTTATCTTCGCCAAGAGTCCTAATATTCCACGGTGGTCTCAATCACTCACGGCTGCAGGGTACGCATGGACTATGGGTTGGAACTTGTCTTCCGCTGCTATTACCACCTTCGACGTACTTATGAGTACGGCTCCACGCCTCATGGGTCGGTACGGTGACAAGGCTACTTTCAGAGCTATGGGTGCGGCTACATCTATTCTAGCGAGAAGCCCAAAAACTAAAATGGTCGCCGTCATGGACGAAAATGGCAACATGACCAAACGCAAAGTTAACACTGGGATGGCAGGGTTTTCTATAGGCAACTACGACTACACTGACCCTAACCTTGACCCCAGAATAAAAGACTTAGAAATACTAGCTGAAGTTGCTACAGAGAACGCACAGATAAACCAGTCCTTGAACCAAGAAGAACTGGATATGAACAACGCTAAAGATGTTTTAGAGAAGATAAACTCTTGGACAAGTTTCTTGTTCCACCATTCCGAGCGTTACAACCGCGAAGTTGCAATGACTGCTAACTACATGCTTGAAGTAGACCGTATGAAAGCAAAGAAAGGCAGCGCACTTACAGACCTCGAAAAACGTGAAGCCGCTGCAGTTGCCGTTAAAGAAACAGAATTTACTCTGGGTGCAACAGCATCCGCAGGACGCCCTGTGTATTCGCAGACAGCGGTGGGCAACGTCGCTATGTTGTTTAAGCGGTTTGCTATTAGTAAATACCACATGATGGCAACTATGACGAACGAAGCGTTCCAAGCAGGAGGCGATGCAGATACCGTAGCAAACCGCAAAATAGCGCAGGGGCAGTTGGCGCGTTTTCTGATATCTACTGGGCTGTTTGCCGGTGTTGCCGGTATGCCGTTGTTAGGTGCGGCAGGGCAAATCTTTAACATCTTCTTCAAGGACGAGGATGAGGATGACTTTGATTCTATGCTTCGCAAGGTCGTTGGCGAAGGGTTGTATGGCGGGGCCATAAACGCGGCTCTGGGTGTAGATGTTGCCAGCCGTATCGGTATGAACAGTCTGCTATACCGCCCACCAATTATTGATAAAGACCAATCAGCATTCTACACTCTTATAGAACAATTCGGCGGTCCCGTTGTAGGTATCGGGCTAAGTGTTGAACGTGGTTTTAAAGATGCTGCAAAGGGCGAGTATGCAAGGGCTGTTAAAGCTATAGCCCCCGCTGCGGTGCGCAACGTGCTAAAGAGTGGTGAGCAGATAGCTACAGGTGAGGTACAAACTCGCAGAGGTGACGCCGTTGTTGAAGACATAGGTATTGCTCAGATACTCGCTCAAGCTGGCGGCTTCGCTAACGCTGATGTCAATAGACAATATGACATAAACAAGAACGAACGGCGGAAGAATACTTACCTCGGTAAAAAACGTACATCTCTGCTACGCCAAGCAAACTTAGCGGCGTCAAACGGAGATCGGGAAGGCTACAGACAGGCACTTAGGGATATAAAAGAGTACAACAGTGGGTTGCCGCGTGCTGCACGAACTAAAAACCTTATCCTTCCAAAGACAATCGAACGGTCTCGCAAGGCATTCGATACACGAACAGGTAAGATGATAGGTGGTATTGAGTACACACCATTAATGCGCAGTAGCTTGGAAGAGTACGACCAAGGAATACAACTCTTCAACTAAAAAACCCCCGCTGGTAAGGCGGGGGCATAGTAAGGAGAACGACAAGTGTGTCCGAACCTGTCAAAGGTAGGCTATCACACAGTTCTCCATATGCGAACCCCAAACATTTCGCTTTCTATTCTGACCCGCATTGCTACTTGCCATGATTTTAACTCTGCGACTTTTTCCAGTTGCTGCTTGGCTTTTTCAGTGTCAATGCAAGGGACAAACACCGATGCACCAACAACCATCTTATCCCACTGAATTATAATCTTAACAGTGTCAGGGTTTATATCGTCAGTCTTCAGTGGGTTTTGGTACAACGTCTGCCCCCTCTAGTTTCACAGATATCGTCCATGAAGCAGGTAGGTTAAAGTTAGTGCCCTTACTGATACGCTTCTTAACTTTCTTAGCGCCCATCTGTTTCGTCATCTCCTCGATTGTGCTGGTGTAGTCTATCTTCTGCTCACCAAGCCACTTCTGGAAATGCTTCTGCACGATGAACAGCATTTGTGTATCTGTCTCGAACCGTGCCACAAACATGTTACGTGGGTTCTGTTCGGGTATAACCATAGTAGATATACCATCCTGCCCTGCGGAAGTCTGCGTACTCTTTATCTTCAGTATGTTTGTCCAGTTCTCAGTCATAAAATCAGTGACGAGTGTCTGAACGGAAGCGGTGCTGTCGTCTACAAATGATTTCACCGTAACCAACATTTTTGCGACCCATTGGTACAACTTCTTCAAGTCATAATCTATTATGCCTACTTCTTTAGCTATATAAGCCCCAGTAAGTATAACCGCACAACCGCCAGACCAGAAACGGTTGACGTTATTCAACCCAGCTTTCTTATCCAGCTTCGCCTTAATGTCTTTGTATAGCGCGGCTATTTTTTCTTTATTGTTTATAACATATTGCACGTATATAGGCGCGAAGTGGCCGTAATTAAGCTGCACGTCCGTAAGCTGTGCATCTGCTTCCTGCTGGTTAACTTCAACACGAGGCATCTCGTCTACTCTAAGCTCTAGTAAACGCTGCATTTCTGCTCTAGTGTCGCCTTTAAACATAGCCATTTGCGCGTACATGCTCACGTTACCCGTAGAGAAAGCCAGTAATCGCCAAGGTTTACCCCTAACACGTTCGTGGTTACCCCCACCTGCCATCCTGTTTTTCTGCTTCCCTTCAGACAACTGATATGCGTACTGAGATGCTTCCTTACCAACGAGGTTTGTCATCTCGTCTGTGTTTAACATCAGATTGTGCATAAGCTCCGCAGCGTTCATTTTTGAGTTGAGTGTATCTCCAGTAGTACCCGTTAGCCCAAATGGGTCACCCCATATAGACGACCCTGCGTACATAGCAGTTGTTTTTCCGCCACCTGTTTTACCGAACAGATGTACGCCTAGACTGTACAGACCTGTAAAGGGCATGAGTATAGTACCGAAACCACCACATACAGTAAATTGATGTAGTTCCATACCATCACGGTTGTACCAATCCAGTATCTCTCTACTACGTTCTTGCGTACCTTTAGGTTTAAACTTCTCTATGTACCCTGAAGTTTTTGCGGAGGGTGGGTTATACTCGACACCTTTGGCAGTAATTAGTTGGTCACCCAACACAAACTCATCCATCTTAGTATCGTCAACCCAGCCAAACTGTTGGTGTGCTTCACTAGCTGTGGTGGTCTGCTGTAGCTCTTTTATCCATGCTGCTGTATAGGTCATTAGTTTATCTATATCCTTCCCAAAAGTGACTACGCCGTGCATAGACATATTTTTACGGAACTCTTCCCTTGAAGTAACTGCAGCTAGTGGCACAACAAAATCTCGTACCCCATCTCTTGGCAAGTGAAGTGCAAACGCTATGACTTCCCCTAACTCCACATCATGTAACCTGCGAGTGACGTAAAAATCGTGGTGGTACACGCAAACTTCTTCTGGGTCACCATCTGCGTTCTCGCCACGTATATACACCCCACCGTTCTGACCTCGGAAATATGGGTTAGGGAATGTCGGTATTTGGTATATCTGTGGAATATCCTTAGTCATGTCTGTTACAGTGTTATCCTCTGGTGCCGCTGCCCGTATCTCTTTCGTAAGCATAGCAGGGGTGGATATCTTACCCTTGTTAGGGCAGGCGGCACATATCTCAGGGTTGTGTAACTCAAACGTCGAACAGAAATGTGGACCGCCTGTGTCTGCCATCTTATGCAGTGTAGCTTCTAGGTTGTAGTCCTCGTGTTCACTTGACATAAGCGCTGCCGCTTTGTCCCCGTCTTTACATACGTTTGCAATAGACAACCCCGACCGCCATAGATCATGTGATACTGTTTTCTGGTTCTTTATAATGTGGTGTATCTGTCCACACCCAGTACCTTTGCCAGTCTTAACCAGAAGACGCTTGAAGCTACCTTTTTGGTTTTCGTTTATCGCATCTTGGAACGCACTGGTGGTGCTGGCCGTGTACTTGGTTGGTACTGGTATCGGGTCACCACCAAGCAGGGCAGAGAAATCTTCAAACCCCACAGTGGTAGGAGCTTCTATACCATAAAACGTAACAGGTAGTGGAGGATCATACTTGTAGTTGTAGGTAGAAGGTACACGTAAGATACGTGCCGCGTCAGAAGTAACCGAGGGATCAGCCTTAAAACCACTAGCTGTGCATAGGTTCTTGAGGCGTTCAGCTACTGGCCACCAATCGTCCCGCGCAACAGCGTCGGTTAAAATCCAGTACACGTGTATGCCACGCCCTGAGTTAATAAGTGTAGGGGTAGGTAGACTGTGCTGCGTACAGAAAGCTCGCAACTCTGCGATGGCAGTTTCTTGGTCTGCAAATTCTTTGGTAGGCCCACAGTCTAGGTCTAAGAAGAATGACTTCATCCGCATGACGTTATCCGCTACACGGGAGCCAGCCTTCTCATAAGTTCCTAGTGCGTAGAACGCGTTCCAACCATGATCGCTAAGGTCATGCGCCGCGCTTATAACTTCTTCTACAGAAGTATAGAACTTTTGTTGTATTTGTTTAGCAGGGTTATTAGCCCACACACAGTAATAGCCCTCAGAGCCTAATACTAAATCTAAAAATCTTTTCGTTTCCATAGCCACCACTCGCCATTGTAAGGTTAACCACGGCTAAATTAATAGCCGTGGCAGGGGATCGTTAGTCGTCCCACTTATCAAGGATGTCGTCTAAATCACCTTCACCGGAAGGAGCAGGGTCGTCTGCTTTTTTAGCAGTTCTTTTTACCGGAGCTTCTTCGTCAAACCCATCGTCTGCCTCTAGCACGTTATTGCTTTTAGGGGCTGGGGCTGGTGCAACCGTGGCTTTTGCAAACGGGTTAGCGTCTTCTAATACAAACCCCCCGTCTACTGCACCGAACGGATTACGTACTTCCATCGGAACGTACTTGATAACCTGTACAGCTTTTAACCGTAAGGACACGTTCTGCTTACCACCAAAGTCATAAGGTATAAGCTGCACAGCTATACCGACTGTGCTACCCGTAGTTAGCTGAAAGTCATCTGGCAACGGTGTGCCTTGGCTGTCAACCTGTAACGGCTTAGTAGTAATCTCACCTTTGTAGGCACCTTTTAGGTTTGCCTTGTGAGTGTATGTACCGTCGTCAGCTTTAACAAACGGATTAGCCAACTTCTGTTCCCACTTAGGTTCTTTGCTGGCGTCATACGCTGCTTTCATCTGCAGGAATAAGGCTTTTGCTGTAGCGCCATCCATACGAAATGCAACTGAAAACTCAGCGCCTGTGTCTCGTGGACTACATGGTACACTACGTTTTACCTTCTGATCGAAGACATACGTCTTGTCGATCTTAGGCCATAGTGCTTCTACGTTTTCGATAATATATTGTTCAGCCAATGTCGTTCTCCTTCTGGCGTTATACGTCTTCGTCTGTACCGAAATCGAACTCTAACTGTTCTTCAATCGGTGTTTCATCTACATCCTGCGCACTCTTTGTAAGTGCTTCAGTCGCAGAAGTTTTATTAAACCGGTAGGTATTGCCTATCTTAATATACGTGGTTTTAGGGATGTGACCCTGCCGAACCCACGCTCGGATTGTAGAGATTGACACAGAAAAATGCTTTGCCAAGTTCTCTATTGGTACAAATGGTTCTGCCATTACTTTTTCCTAACTGAGATTACGTATTCGTTATCAATGTTAAGCCCTTTTGGCATAACATCTGGGTTCTCTTCTAAGAATTGTTTGACGTTAGTCTGGTTCAAACGCCGATCCAAGAACTCGGGCATGTCATGTTCTTTTATGAACTCGTACATGGATTCCCAATCTCCCGTCCAGTATTTCGTTTTCGTAGACCTGAAAAATAAACCCTCAGATGTTCGTACGCTTTCGACATTGTGAGTATCACAATAGTCTAGTAACGCTTTCTTCACGACATCCTGTTGGCGAACCAACGATCCGTCTTCCTCCTTAAATTTTGCAGACAACAACGCTCTCTCTGACCTTATCTTAATGTAAGCCTTAGTAAGTTTGTCCGCAGGTACGTCTCCATTATCGCTCATATCAACTCTCCTGCACTAACGAGAATTACACTGTAGTACCGAGCGATAGGCTAGTCAAGTATTTCTTTGTATAAATCTATCATTTTTGTGTGTACGTTAATTCTATTGTCGAGAAGTGCGTAAACACGCTTTTCTACAGCAGAGCCTTGAAGCTGTACGACAGTACACGGATGCGTCTGACCTGACCGATGTACCCGTGCGTTTGCTTGCGCGTAGGTCTCTAAGGACGGTGTTGGACCCCACCAGACAACTGTATTGGCAGCGGTTAACGTAACACCGTGTGCCGCAGACTGCGGTTGGATAACCAGAACACGTGGGTTATCGGTCGTTTGGAATCGTTTAAATATATCCGTGCGCCTAGCTACAGGCACGTCACCGCGTATAACTTCTGTGGTGATCCCATCAGTACGCAACTTATCTGTCAGTATGTCAATGGTGTGCTTGAATGGCACGAAGATGAGAACCTTCTGGCTGCTCTCGTCGATCACTTCTCTTAACACTTTATACCGATGCTTGATGTCAAACTCTAAGGTGTCGCCCTCGTCAGTGTACACAGCACCAGCGGAAATCTGCAGCAGCTTGTTCATAATGACGGCGGCGTTCACTGCGGATACTTCGTCGTCACCCACTGTCATAACAAGTTTCTTCTTCAGCATGTCGTAATACTTCTGCTGCTGGCGCGTCAACTCTACCTTACGTTTGACATAGGTCATAGCTGGCAAGTCAAGGCACTGTTCTTTGGTGAAGCGGATGGCAGGTTGTAACACGTTAAACACAAGGTCGGTTGCTTCTGGTTTGATGATCCACCTAAACTGCGTAACCTTGCGCATGACCATATCTCTAAACGACCCAAAGAACCTTGGCACGTTGAGGGGGTTAATCATCTTAGCTAACCCGTAAGCATCAAGCGGAGACTGTGCGGCGGGAGTACCCGTCATTAGCCACAGCCACGTATCGTCCTTGATAAGTTTGTTTAGTGTCTTCCACCGTTTCGACTGCGCGTTCTTGTAGTGTGTTGCCTCGTCTACGATGATGAGATCAAACCCACCGTTGGCAATCTCCTCGGATACAATCTCTACACCGTCATAGTTTATTATCACAAAGTCTGCACCCTGCTCTATGATTGCCTTACGTTTCTTAGATGCTCCGTAGGCTATGTCTACACTGCGATGCGGGGCAAAGGAAAACAGGTCTTCGCGCCATGCTGAGTCCATGATTGATAGGGGGCATATAACTAGGACGCGTTTGATCTTGCCTTGATTGAGTAGGAAGTCTGCGGCCCATATGGCACTGGCTGTCTTGCCTGTACCCTGCTCGTTGAAGCAGAAAGACTTGCGGTTCATCGTAAAGAACGCGGCGGTCTTCTTCTGGTGGTCGAACGGCACATACTTACCCGTCCACTTGTACTGCCCTTGGATAGGCGAGGGGACATTGATGTTGAGCTTCTTTAGTGTGTGCATCTCGTCGAGACCCCAGTTAACTAGAACCTCGTTGTCGGGCATCTCTTTGCTTTTGGACACTGTTTCAGTGACACGTTTTGGATTGCGTAACTTTAACAGCAACGCCTTACCACCTATAATCTGCATTTAGTTCTCCTTTCGGGCAACTGCCCGAATTATTTTTTCTTCTTGTAGTTACGTGCGCGGTTCTTACTTGAACTTTCTATGGTCACGCCATCCTTGTTAGTGCCGCCTTTGGACAAGGCTTTCTTGTGACTAACATCTTTGCCTTCACGCTTGTCGGCCTTACCATTGCCGTTGCGATCTGCACCTTCTTTATCAACCTTGCGCCGGGCACGCTGACGTTCCATACGTGCCTCAAACGTCTTACTACCTACAGGTGCGTTGACTTGCTTTTTACGTTTCCTCATTAGTTTGCTCCATTGTGAACACATTCGATTACAGGGCAGTGGCGTCTACATAACCCGTTAGGCCGTGCGTTCCACATATCATCGTCTGCCGCAGTCTGCATCTGAGCGTACTTGCCCAACCATTTTTCCCACAGCTTGCCCTTATCATACTCCATGTAGGTGTCTTTTACCAAGGCATTACACACAACGAACAATAACCCTGCACGTACGGTTTTAATTTGCGGGTACTTTGCAAACAACCCCAAGGCCATCAACTCTAGCTGACCCTTGTCTGCATACTTCGCAGACTTGCTTGTCTTGTAGTCCACCACCCACGCAAGATCGTCGTCAAGTATTACTAAGTCCGCGATACCACGGAACCAAACGTCCTTAGCGTAAAAGTCTGTGACTTCTAGGTTCTCTGTTACACCCAGCTTTATCTCGCATAGCTTTTTGCCCTTGCGGTTCTTCAGCGATACCAGTCCCTTCTCTGCAAAGGCAAACTTCTTAGGCACAGGTACGTCCGCACCTATGAAGTCCTCGGCCATCTTATGGAACGCGGAGCCATACAAGATAGCTTCAGTCTGTTTAAACGGAAACTCCTTGAGTATCTTCTCATGGTAGAACTGCTTAGGACATTGCTCAAATGCTTTGATCTTACTGAAAGACCATGGCGATACTTTAGTCATAGTCGTTGGTTCCTTGTGTATTTCTCGCGCTTACCCAACGCAATCATTTGTCGCATACTGTACGGCGCGGCTAAATTCCCGTGCGTACTACGCCCCTGCCCAGACGGGCACAACGCATGGATATAAAGACTTTCTAACATATCTAACTCTTCTCTCTCGCAGAGAGTAAATGCGAAAGAATCAAATACCCTACCCGACTGTTCGTGGTAATGTACCCTAGCGTACACGTTAACGGACTGCCCAACATACACAACGGCTCCCGCATGTACCAGAAAATACACCCCGCAAGAAAATTTATGCCCATGACTGCCTGCTACTATCTCTTCTTCTAACAGCATATCTCGCGAGGTTATTCGGTTACTAATAATGTCTAGGGATAACGTGTGAGTTGTACGGGTTTTACGAGCTTCTAACTCCGCTATCTCCTCTTTTAGTTTCAGCGCCTTGGCGACATACATTGCGTGGGTAAAAACTATTTTGTCTTCTTCAGTCCGCGTTATCTCTCGCGCTTCTGCCCGTGCCCTAGCGATAACATCTATTGGGCGGTATCTTGCGAGTAACTTGTTTTTACACACTGCTTTTATAGGTTTACCAAGACGGGCGCACCGCGCTACATAGCTGCTTGCCTGCATATCACTGACCTGAAAATATTTGTTCAGTTGTGTAGTCGATAGGTACTGCCTAAACACTTCAGTCGGTATAAAATCTGGTCTTGCTCCCATCACTCACACTCCCCATATGATTTGCCCGTGCCACTCTCACAGGTTATAGGTAATCCTTCGGCCCAATCGGGCGTCTGGCTCATGCACTCTTCCATGTACGCTTGTGCTTCATCTAGTTCTTCGTCACGTACACATGTGATTATTGAGTCATGTACAGTTAGCACAGCCTTGTACTTCTTAGCAAGGAGTATCATTTGGTGCCCTATGATACAACGTGCAACAGCTTGGCACACGTTCTCGACAACTTTGCCGCCGTATATTCTGTTTGGTCCTTTGCGGGTTCGGTAGGTGTACTCATAGCCACGTTCGGATTTCTCTGCGGCTAGGCCATGATAGAACATGGGTAGACCAGAAGGTAACATGATGGCGTTCTTGCGTGCATCTACTTGCAAGACACCTGACTTGCCAAACTGTACGCTATCGCCACGGGCCATGTACTGCACCATGTTGTTGGCGTCACGCCATAACTGACTAATAGCTCCGTTGGTACTGCGGTAGATGTCAATGATACGTCGCGCTTCTTCAAGCTCTATGTATACACCCATACCTTGCAACTGTAGTTGGAACTTGACCGCACCCATACCGTAGCCAGCACCGAGAATTGTAGTCTTACCCACGAACCTTTGGTCCTTGCTCACCCCATCTACTGGCACGTTATATATACTGGACGCCATGTGCTTATACACATCGTCACCCTTGGCGAAGGCGCTAGTCAAATCATCTTGCCCTGCCAGCCATGCCAACACACGCGCTTCGATCTGCGAACTGTCACAGTCAATCAGAGAATACCCTTCGGGAGCCACAATGCTACTCTTTAGTTTCTTACCGTTCGGCCCACGGCTAGGTAGGTTTTGCAGGTTGATCTTATCGTCCCCGCCCCAACGTCCAGTGTGTGCTGCATAATATCTTACAGGTACGGGTAGAAGGCCACGCGCGGAGATGTCTATGAACCTTTGCGTGCGCGTTTCTTCCAAGGTACTTTTACTGCCGAGGCGTGCAGCTACTAGAGATTGTACCTTCTCGTTCTCGTGGTTGAGTAACGCTTTGAACCCTTCGTCTGACTTGGCAAACGCGAACGTCTCCTTGTCTGTCGTCAGGCTAATCTTCATAGGTGGCTCAACACCAAACCCCTTTAGCAACTCAGCGAACTTGGGGTTAGACATAAGCTCTTTCTTGTCCGTCACACCTGCATCTACTAACAGCTTACTCTTACGCTCTTTGATGTCGTCGAGGTGTGAGGTTAACAGGGCGTCGTCCAACTCTAACGTAGGCTCAGTGTACATACGCAGGGTGAGGTCGATCAACTGTAGCTCCGACTTAGGGAACTTACGTGCCATAATACTAAACAACTTATAGGTTAGGATCACGTCATTGATACAGTAGTCCCCGTACGCACCTAGTTCTTCGGGTCCAAAATCTCCACGCCGCTTTCCAAGTGCGTCCAAGACTTCTGTCCCTTTAACGCCGATATCGTACCTTTCAGATAACGCCCCGAGATTTGCGCGAGCTTCAGTCCCATGAAGGGCACGGGCAATACACAAAGTATCGGTATACATGCGAGGACGAATATCAAAACGCCAATTAAGAATGGCACCATCAAACATAGTATTATGACAAAGTAACATAGCTTTGCCCCAGTCGAAGGTCTTGAGGTACTTTTTAATCTGTTCATGCGTGCCACTAGCCCACTCCGTTTCTCCGTTGTTTACTCTTACAGCCACGCCGATCACCTCAAAACGAGGATCACGGACGTAGGCTTCTGTTGTCATCTTACGCAGAGAATAATCTTTGTCGTAAAATGTTTCAAAGTCTAAGGTTATAAGGTCCATTACTTACTCACAAGCTCACCACCACAGGCTAGATAACCCGCACCGTCGATGAAGTTATCCATATGGTGGGGATTGGATTTGATACGCGCTACCTTTAGCAAGGTCATCATCACCGCTACATCATGGGCGTCGATGAGTTGGTCTAGGTGGACCGACCAAAATTCTGCAATGCGTTGAAAGTTATCTTCCATGTCACCGTGGTCAGCCGCTCGATCTTTAGTCACGTATTGCTTGGCTGTGTCTAACACGTCACCACGTGAGTATGAACGTGGCCCCGGCGATTCGGACGTAACTACAGGTTTTAATAACACCGCTGTAGGTGTACCGATCTTCTGCATCAGTTTGTACACGTACCCGTAGGACGTCTTGGTGGCTTTGGATATCTCACTTACAGTAGCTTCTGGGTATTCCAGTTTGTAAGTCCAAATCCGTTCTGCTTTTAATTTTTTGCTACGTTTAGCCATGTCGTTCTCCTAACGATTACTTTTTAAATTTTTTCTTAGTCCGTTGTGCTATGTACTGGAACAATCCTGTACCTAACTTCTTTTGCACGAGGTTTACCAATCTCGCTTCTGCTGCCGTGAGAGCATCGTTCTTAAACAACCCCCCTGCGTACTGACCAATGTGATAGTTTATAGTGTCACCTTGCTTGGTCGTTCTTAGGGCATCGCTAAACGCATCTTTGTTAGCCACACCTATAAGGTCTATTTTATTCATATGTTTAATCCCGCTGCTCGTAGGCTCCTCACGAACCTATCTAATTCCTCACGTGCAACCCATAAGTCTTTTTGTACGTTGGGCCGCGCATCTCTACGGTGTTCTTCCTCTTGTAGAGTATCCACCTGTTGTCTCAGGTATTTCAGTTCGCTCTGTTGGAACGGGTTTAATTCCCCACCTTCCATGCTACTCCTCCTCAGTTGTTAGGTGCCCCACCCTACAAGGCAGGGACTAACCGTCTCGTGGTTTCTCCGGTATGGTCACAATGTTGTACGCCAACGCACTAGGAGACTTGCCCATACTGTTGCGGATATTTTCTACTATGAACTGGCCTCTCACAACTTAGCCTTAGTGTTACTATTATTTGGATACAGACCAGCGTGATAGAACTCTTGTAACAGAGTCCATATTTTCTTCATTCACTATTAGGTCAAGCCCACCTGCATGGTTGATTTCTTTTAAGTTCTTCTCTTGCAGAGGTGTGGCTGTGTTCTTACCTGCCTTGCACTCAAACCCAAAGAAGAACCCTTTGTAACACCCTACTATGTCAGGCACACCGCTCTTGCCGTAGCCGCCAGTGGCAGGGTAAAAATAATACGCACCTAATTCTTTTAGTTGTTTGACAACAACCTTCTTAACTTTTGCTTCGGGGGTCATAGTAATCTCCATCGATACCAGTTGTGGGGGTGGCGCTAACCACCCCGTTGAGTTTCGGGCACCTGCCCGAATTTAAGGGTACACCCAATATAGATAAGGACTTAGCTTACTGCCCACACCTTCCACATCACTTAGTGGTGGTGGGACATCCAGCATAGACAATACAGCCAGCTTAGATTGTATCCATTCGGGTAGCTCGTCCACAGAAGCATAAGTACCGTCAACACTTCTGTCAAGCGGGTACATACCAAAGCATTCCACGGAGACAGTTTTAGTCTCGTTTGATAGGATTACTCGGTATGTGCTATCGTCTGACGTACTCACGTGGTAACATCTTCTACATAGAGGTAGAACATATTGTCGCTTACCTTGAAGCCCACGTCCTCTACGAACTCATCGTCTTGACACATAGCCATGACCGCGATCTTACCCATAAGTTCTTCGGGTAGTTCTTTGGCAAGCCACGTTCGGTTGTGGTCTGTGTCTATCTCACGCCTGTAATGTGTTATGTCTTTTATCCGAACAGTGTCCACACGTTGTTCGCCGTAGCTCGTTGTGTACACGCGCACGAAGTCCATAGGCACAACAGCGTCGTTTTTGAAACGGGCGCTTACCTTCTTCTTGTTGAGCATGTCTTGAATGTTTGCGCCCAACTCAGGGCTTGTAAAGGTATGCCCACTCAGCACCATGTAACCTAGCTCCTGTAAGAGTGGACCAGTTTTGTTAGTGTACTTACTTGCCTCTATGCCAACAGTCTCTAAAGCAACTTGATACGCACGTTGCGCTGCTTTGCGTACCTCATCAACATCTCTTCTCACGGGTACGCTTAGGGCTTGCGCAGTCTCGGATGTAGAGTAGTTAATTAAGTACGCCTTAGCATGTTTCAGGGCCACATTTATCTTCAGGGCCACACGCATGAAGTGCTGCTCGTTCATGTCGTTGTACTTCATGTTGCGTATACCTCGTGCATACACGGCGTACTTGTTATCCCTTGCGGTTCGGCTGGTCTGGAAGTCACCGTAGCCTACCCACCCCATCGCCATGTCTTCGCCTTCCATGTAGACCCACGCAGTGTTCGCGGTCCGCATAACTGTTTTAACTCCACGCATCGAACCTTCTAAAACATGGCAGAAGTTTTTTAGTTCATATATAATTCGCTCTCCGTTGAGTTGGTGCCGTTCGTTAGACGCTGCTATAAGTGCAGGTACTCTTTTGTGATCGTATCCCATAGTAGTCTCCATTTGTATTCGGGCACCTGCCCGAAAGTTGTTGTTGCTAACGACGTTAGCGTGATTTATAAAAGTCGAGTGAGGCGGTAAAACGTAACCACAATCGCCCAAGGGCAGTTGTTTTTGGTCATGTCTTTCGGATTGATTCGCTACCAAATGCGCTAACATTAACTATCGAATAACCCCGTCTCACACGATACCCTCATAACTTCTTAGGTCTAGTCTTCGGTCGTATGCTGGTC